GGCTTTTTGTTGCGGTGAACCATGACGCAACACGTTATCTGCGTCCATCAACGCTCTAATCGCTTGCGTAGGTTCAATGCCTAGCGACTTAATGTTGTTTTGGTAGGGTTCAATGGCTTGCTGAATCTGATCTGCAAACTGTGCTTTAGTAAGTAAAGGTTCGACACCTTTCTTCATTTCTTCTTCACGTTGCCAAGCGTATTCTTTCAGCTTTGGGTCAGCGGTTTGCCATACTTCGTGATAATCCTTCTTCCACGATGCAGGTGGACGCTCCCATACAGCAGGTTCTGGTAAAGGTTCTGATTGCACAGTTTCAGCGGGTATTGCCTCGACTTGCGGTTGGGCTTCGTCAAACTGCTGTGACAGTAATTCTCGACGGTCTTGCCCAACGTTTTCAGCTTCGCTCATTTAAACTCCCTCAAGTATATTTTCTGCGTAATTGCGTCAAAATTTGTTGTGCTTCTTTGTGTGTCATGTTGCCTAACTGCTGGCGCAACACTTCCCTGCGGTTATCCTGAGAAATTGGTGCGTACTTAGTATCCATTTTCTCGTTACCAACCTCAATGCAACCGTGTGCAGATAAATGCTCACGATGTCTTGATCTGCTTGTAATCATTGAACCGTCAATCATCGACTGATAGGGTTGGATGTCTGGCATTACAAACGGGCCGTATAGCCTGTCCAAATGCTCATCCGAACCCTTTTCTACTAATTTTCCATCAACGTAAACGTAAGTCTTTCTCATAGCAGAGCTAAAACCTCCTCATCGTCCATTTCAATGTATGCGTCATATATTTGCTGAACTCTCACCAAGTCAGCCATAAGCGCATCAAAGTCAACAGTATTAATAAAATCTATTGACTTTAGATTGCTTATTGTAGCTTGCTTAATGAATGGTGCAGCAATTTCTTCTGCAACTAATGGTTTACCCTCAACAATTTGTTCAAACAGGGCAATAACTTCATCTCTGCGTTGCTTTTGCTTTTCAGCTTCTTGCTTGCGCCGTTTTGGGCCGCCATCGTGCATATCCATCACGATAATTGGCGCAACCTGCACAACACCTGTAAACGCACCAGAATCGTTTTCGTCTGTTGCGTTTAAGACACCCGTGACAACCAATGTTTGAAACGCATTAGGTTGAAACGCATTGGTTTGAAACGCTGCGGTCATTGTTAACCCCAAAGAGCAGGTATTACTGCGTTACCGCTACCCAATATATCTACGCTGTTAACCGTCTTGATGTTTGTGCCGCTTACCAATGTTGTCTGTTTATTGTTAAACGTTGTCCAATCTACGCTTGTAAGATATCCATTTACGCTAGTGGTAGCAGCAGCCATGCTTATTGCAGGAGTGTTGCCACCAGACGAAACGACAGGCGCTGTACCTGTGACGCTTGTTACCGTACCACCGCTTGAGGGGGCGGTATTGGTAATCGTAAAGTTAGGGTAAGTGCCAGTCGTAGATATACCTGTGCCAGCAGTCAATGATACCGTCTGGTCTGGTGCGGTGTTAGCAACAGTCAAAACACCAGTAGACGATGCGTTGACAGAAATCGCTGTTCCCGCTGTTAGTGCGGTATTTTTCCAATAACCGTCTAAACCGTCATAAGTAATAATTTGACCGTTTGCAGGGGTGTCAATTTGTGCATTGCTGTCAGTTCCACCAAGCGTCGAACCTGCGCTAATACGAATCAAAATTGTGCCGCCGCCAACTGAGCCACCATTGATGACAGCAGCCATTTGCGCTTTTACATTTGGTGCTACAGGTTTGGTTTTGGTTAATCCACCAGTAACTGCTGGGTTATACCAAAGAATATCGCCATCAGCGTACCCTGAAGTGTTTACATTTCGCAATGTTCCAAAGGATTGGACTAGCCCAAATCCGTTGTTAGCAATGTTTTCAGCGGCAACACCCATGATGTAATTGCCATCGGTGATGCCTGTCGCTGGTGCGCCTAGGGGTACTCCACTTGCACCGACTGCTCCCGTAAACATGACAACTTGACCTTTTGTGATAGTCGCTGTTGCTTTTGTGTAAAAGAACTGGTCTTCACCAATGTGCTGAATGACGTGACCGCCAATCATGCCTAAACCTAACGTATCGTTACCGTTCCATCCTAATTGACCGACTCCAAGCGTTGTAGCGTAAGTTGTATCAAAGTCTATGTAATCAATGTTTGTAATGGTAGTTGCGCCATCAATTGCACCTGTGTCGCTTACCGTTACAACGGAGTTTTGAATTAATTTGCCAGTAGTCGTATCAAAACGAGCAATTGCATTATCCGTAGCGGAGGCTGGCCCAACCACATCACCACCCAAAGACGGATTAGAGTTAGTAATCACTCCAGTACCGCTATCGTAGGAAATTCCCGTACCTGCGCTAACTGATGCTCTAGCTCTTGCAGTCGTGAAGTATTCGTTTGTGCCTTCAGCTACGTTTGTAGTGGTCAGCACAACCGTACCTGTCTGACCGTTGACGCTAGTGACTTGATCTGTGTTATCGACCTTTTGCCAAGCTGTACCGTTGTAGACCGCCCAATCGCCAATTAGCCAATCCGTTATGCCGTCAAGGTTTGTAGACCCTGCAACGCTGACAACGTAGTAGTACCCTTTTACTCCGACACCTGATGCAAGCGTAGGTGTGTTTGTCGATGCGTTCCAAGTGCCTTGATAGCTTAACGCCCCCAAGACAGCCGCAGGAAGCTCAGAAACAGGTACTTTTCCACCTGAATCAAGCGTTGCAACACCGTTAGCAACACCAGCGTCAAGCTCTGCTGCTGTACCTAGTCCAATAATGGTGTGGTCAGCGTTCCAATTACTAGGGCGCACTAAGCTCGTATCCGCCGAATCTGCGACAGCACTTACAAATGGATGTTTGACTGTTACGCTCATTGGTTGCCTCTAATAATCGTTCCCGCTGTGATGTCAACGCTTTGACCAGCAGCAATATCTACAGTATTTAGTATTAAATCTGCGCTTACTAAACCAACAGAACCGTCCATAATGACGGAGTTATCCGCCTTAAAGATACGGAAAAAACTAGCTGTACCTGACGCAACGGCATTTGTCTGCGTAACCGCACCCAGAGTTAGAGTACCGTTTACATCAGTTCCAAACGCCCCTGCTATCGGCATACTGACTAGAAGTACTTGCGAAGTAATTGCAGTATTAGCATTCGCAGGTTGAACACCGCTGTAGAGATTAAATTGCGAATTTGATCCAGCATAGGTGATTAACCCCTCGTTTTGAGCGTGTCTTGTTGCATTTGAGTATTCGAGTGTCATTGGACAACCTCAACTCCTGCTGCCTTACCGTCTGCTCCCCTAATAATCCTCTTGGGTGCAGCAAGCATTTGCATCACGCCATTTAGACGGTTGGATGTTTCGCCTTGCATATTAGCCATTTGGTTTTGCATTTCAGCCATACGGTTAATAGCTTGCGCTACGTTATCGCCTAATTCAGCAACAATGTGTCTGCTTGCAGCTTCTTGGGCCTCTAGCAATGGCAAATCAAGCCCAGGGTTTGCACCAATCCGAGCAACCATGATCTTGGTAGACGCTTCAAGCTCAGACTTCCAACGCTCGTAACGCTCTTTCATTTCAAGTTCTTGCTGCTTCATTGCCATTTCGTACTGTTGCTTCTGCTGTTCAAGTTGGGCGGCATTTTGCTGCTTTTGCTGCTCAAGTTGTGCAGTATTTTGAGCTTTAAATTGCTCAATCTGCATATCAGTCTGCGCTCTCATCTGATCTGCTTGCTGCTGCATCTGCAACTTCATCGCTTCTGGATCAGGTTGCGGAGGCTGTTGCGAGGCTTGCATCTGCTTTTGTTTCATTTGCTCTAACGCTTGGTCAATTGTGCCTTCAATCGGTGCAGCTTGCTTGTATGCAGAAATGCCAAACTTGACCATATCTACGAGCATTGGCACTAATTCTGGTGCTTGCTGACCCATTGGGAGAGCTTGCGACAAGAATCCACCCATAGCTTGCAAGAACTCAACACGGTCACGCTTGTGCTGATTCTCGTCAATCTGCACCAAGCTGTCTGATGCGACCTCAATGCGGAATGTGCGTAAAACCTTGTCTTTAATCAGCATTAACGCTTCTGGCACAAGCTGCTTGTCAGCATCGCTCATCTGTTCAGCAGCCGCATACTGAATAATTGTCTGTGGCTGGAACTTAGAGCAAATGATCTGTGCTTTGAGCTGAATTAACGCTGTGGCGAAAAGTGCAACGTCCTCTTGCATGGAGCGAAGTCTAAGACCTGCGTACTGTCCCTTAATTTGTTGGGCTGTCGCTGTTTCGCTTGCCGCTGTTTGACCACGAACAATATCCGAAATGCCTGTGATTTCATAGATTTGCCCCTTAATCTCGTCCCTTGCTCTATAGCATTGAATCAATGCGTTAGCAATTTGGTCAATAGGAAGAATGTCTATAGAACCCTTCAAGCCGCCCTTTTCAGAGAAGCCCATCCACTTATCCACAGGTATCAACGTGTTGTTGTCACCCTCAGTCAGTAGACGTTGTAGCGCAGGTTGTGACGCATCGTATACGCCACGAATACGCAAAGCCTTAACCAAACCATCAATGCGGTCTGTCAGAATGTCTAGCTCTTGCGCCTGGTCTTGATACAGCACGAAGTCAGCAACAGGCACTAACGTGTCGCTAGTCATTGTTGCATACAACGGTTTAGCACATGGAAAGAAGTTTTCTAGCCCTAGCGGGTCATCACGCTCGTCAATAATGCGTCCTGATGTCTTGCTAAACCAATAGACTTTCTGTGTTTCCATGTCCCAAAGCTCACAAATCTTAGCTCTGGTGAAATCACGATTGTTTGCGCCGTATTGCTTGTTGGACTCAGGGCCTGCATCCAAAGGTATCTTGCTACCGACTTCTTCACCAAATCGCTCAATCAACGCTTCACGGGTCATGTACACCCAACGCCATACCTGAGTGACTTCTTCCCATGTACGGGCAACAGAGTGTCCAAAGTCTTTCCAATGAACGTAATCTGTGGGGGCGCACTCGTACTCAATTTCTTCTTGAGGTTCTGCATCCATACCCGCAGAACCGTCAAGCGTTGCACCCTCGTTGCCTGCGCCTGTGCCAGTTTCTTTGTCAACATCCTCAGTTACCTGATAGCCGTCTTCTGGCATATCCTGCGCCATAAGGTGCGGTTCGTACCGTACCCATGCGACACCACGCCCACCAAGGAATCTATCCTCGACTGCGTTACGCATTGCGCTACGGAAGTCTGAGTAATGCTCAATCTCAAAGTCTAGCGCACGTTCAATAAGCTGTGACGCAACACGCCCAACAGGATCATTGTCACCGTATCTACGACTAACCGATGCTTTAGGCAACCGAGCGTAGACAGCAGGAATAAGTGTCTGCACGTTTGACCACAAAATATTAAACTTTGCGGTTTCGTTTGTGTTTTGACTGCGGTTATCGTCACGGTAACGCTTAACAATCTTTTGTGTGCGACCTTCCCACTTTTTGAACTCATTGTCGTACTGACCAATGATATTCAGATACTTCTGAATACCCGTTAGAGTTTCCATTTAGAACCTCTTAGCTAAAAATCCCGACTGCGATAACTGAAACGCCTGCGCCTGTGGTGACTTTCCAGCCAGAGGTCAATGATGCCATGTTTAGCTCTAGATCAATCACGCCCGTAGTTGCAACTGGTGCAGGAACGACAGCAATAGCTGTCACACCGTCAGTCAGCGTAACTGTCGCTGTCGCTGCTGAAGTAACTGTGCAAATCAAACGATGCAGGTAATCACCTGCTGCGCCAGAACCACCCAGCATTTGGGTTGTTTGACTTGCTGCGACCGTTTCGTATTGATAGCCATAATCACGTTGTACGCCACTCATAATCGACTGCTCCGGTTAGTTTTGTGGGTTGCCCACATATCGTTTAATGTAACTGTGTTTTCTGAGCCAACCATCAGCGGTTTTACAACGTCAGGAGCTTTAACTTTAGGTTCTAACCTCCAAGCTACAGCCATCATTCGGAAAGCATCAGAGGGGTGTGATGTCCAATCATGTCTTGGACTACTCCTAAACGCTTTCTTATCCTCATCGTACTCACGCTGATATTGCCTCAAAGCCTCAAGTCCATCCGAGCATTTAGTTTTGTCGAACCAACACATAGGAAGGCATTGCCGTACTGCTTGTATTCCGTCCTGCACACCAATATCAGGAACAATCGTCATGTTGTTGATGCCAAGGTACTCAGCTAATTGCTCAATCACAGATTTACCCTGCGCTGCTAGAGTTTTAGCTCTCGCATCATGCGGAAGATTGTGTTTTCCGTATTTATAGGGCTTTTCTTTGATTATTTTAGCAATTTCTCCAATATTAGCACCAGATATTGCATAAAAGTCGATTAAATGTATCTCGTTACGCACGACTTGATACCACCAAATAGCGGTGTCATCCCGATAGCCTAAGTCCCAAGCTGTATGTACTGGCAAGTGAGGGTCATAGCCAACGTTAGTAATGCGTCCCTCATCCTCTGCAAGTCTAAGGTCTACACCGTAGTAAGCACCAAGTATCGACGCTTCAAATGAGCATTCATACTCTTGCAAGTATTGATCTTCAGAGATTTGTGCTTTTGCAGCATTTAGCTCAGTTTGTGGCAACAACCCTGATTCTGACGCTGTTAGCTTTAGGCAGAACCATTCCCCATCGCTACGATTAGCAAGGTCATATATCTGCCAAAACTGGTTCTTTCCCTTTGGTGTGCCAGCAAACACAGCCCAACCCTGTTTGTCTGATAGCGTAGGTCTGATAACGTTACCCCATACGCTAGGCCTGAAGTCACCGTATTCGTCCATAAAGACACCTGAGAAACCTAATCCTCGCATAGCGTCTGCGTTATCAGCACCGAATAAACGTATCTTTGCACCTGTTACTAGCTCAACGGTCAATTCCGCTTCATTTGAGCTTTTAAGAACGGGTTTAGCAAAGTGCTTTAGGTAATCCCAAGCAACAGACTTAGCCTGACTACGGTATGGGGCTATATACGCATAGAGGGGATACTCGTCCTTACTCATTAGCGCACATCGCACAATGTCATTAATCGCTGCTACGGTCTTTCCTGCTCGTCTGTGAGCAACAAGACACGCCCAGCGTTCTGTTCTATTGTGAAATGGGCTAAAGGCTTTGCGAGGGGTGTACGGAAGCGTTACTTCTCGTCTTGCCACTTGACCACCAGTTCGATTGGCCCGTTATCCGCACCAACGTGTTCTTGTCTTGCCAAGTCAGGCACAATCTTTTTGAGCAAAATGTCTGCCGCTTTAATCTGGGTAGGACTAAGCTCTAAATCACCATCAACGTGCGACATTAGCCTATTCATAATTGCGGTAGCTTGAATCCTATCTTTCCACCGATCAGACAAAGTAACTTTGTTTTTTCTAGCTGCCATACGAAACCCCGTAATGTTTTAGTTCATTTGCAAGCATTTCTTCATGCTTTGGGGATTTGCGTATTTCTGTCAAGCACCTAGGAAATATTACGTTGTATGCGGCATTAAAGGCTTGCGAGCATATTTTTTCTTTTATCCCATCGTGTTTAAAGCTGCATTGAGCTTTTTTGCTACCAGCAGAGCTATGCTTAAACCAGTAAGCAAACTCACCCATATAAGCAGACACCGCCTCATAGCAAGCCTCATACACAGGGGCAATGAAAGGAAATATTTTATTGTTTGTCTTTACAATAAAGCCATTGTTAGTCAGGTTAGGCGTATGTCGTATCCAATCCGCCTCTACTTGATAAGCGTATTGTTCATCATTGAAATAGGCAATAATTTTTTTATCAATGTCTAAATTAGCAGACCATATCTCTTTGATTTTATTGCACTTATTTGAACATACCCCGTTTCTCGCTTCTTTCTCATGGGCATGAATTCTTTTGCCTGTTCCCTTGCCAATATAAAAAACAGTCTGATCTCTTGGATCAATAAGTTGGTACAAGTACCATTTGTAAGTTTCCATATCTTTTCTCAATTGTTGTAGAGCTTTAGATAGGTTAATTGTATCTTACTTTTCTAACTTGTCGAACTCTTGCTGTAATAGTTCTTTTCTACTAAATGAAGGTAAGTTTTTTTTGTTATACACAATTAGGTCTTTCATGTTTCTATCGAATGATTGTTCTGGAAATAATGCCCTACGCTCATCCATATTTAAATTCATTCGTGATTGAATTGCTCTTGATTCTGCTTCGCCAGCAGACCTCATGTATTGTTCTTCAGGGGTTAATGCTTTTATATCTTTGTATTTAGCTATAGTTTCCGCAGCTTTAATTGCATCTGGCTTGTATTTATCCATCACCCTCGCTTCTCTGCGTATTTGATTTTGCAAATCTTTAGGGTTTTTTCTGTCGTAATCTGCTAAATATGGTTTTTTTTCAATATTTCTTTCTTTGATGTATTGTGCTGCATTACTAATCCATTCATCACGAGCAACTCCGGGCTTTTTGGGCATTGGGCCGTATTCCGACCTGATTTTGTCGCTATATTCATAAAAATCAGATAACTTTGTTATTTGTCTTGGTTTTACATTTGTTCCATACATCAATTTATCTAATTTGTGCATATACAAATTGTTATCTGCACGGCTTGCATTAGTTGCGGCAAATTTCCAGTTGCTTGCACCTTCCTCTAGTGCTTTAAGTTCTTGCCTGCGTAATTCATCAACAATTGCAGGCATGGCACTAGGATTGCCACCCCTTGCAAAATCTTCTTTGTGTTGTATAGCGTGTCCAATTTCGTGCAATAAAGTAGATTTAGCTTGTTCCGGCTTAAATAAAGTACCACCACCAGCAGTTGTAAATTTTTGCTCCGAAGGCTTGAAACTACCTAATGAATTGGGGTTTTGCTCCCATCCTAATTCGTAATATTGCAATGCCGGGTAATTTTGATATACAGGATCATGGGTTAGTGCTTCATGTGTTTTAATAGTTTCTGTTGATCTTAGTTTTTGTGGATCAAATACAGAGCCACTATCATCAATTTCTTGCCGCCACTTACCTTCTGGCCCTTTCCAATTCATCGTTTGTTGCCAAATTTCTTTTGGACTTACGCCAGCTTGTTCTAATTCAATTGCTTTTGCATTTTGCGCTGCATCCCAATTTTTAGCATTTTCACCTATAAACATCTCCGACACAGGCTTCAATCCCGGTGTCAGCTTGCCTTGCTCGTACATTGACAAGCCTTTCTCCGCTATTGGTGTACCGTACTCTTGCGCTGCAAACTTAGCTGCCCCTGCGCCTACTCTTGGGGCGGGTAAGCCTAGAAATGGCGGCAATGAGCTTAGTCCTGACTTGTCTGCAAATTCACCAAACGCTTGTGATGACGCTTGACCGTACTCTGTTGTCGGTTGATATGTGAGCGCATCTGCAAGTCTGTTTGCAGCTTGCTTACCGTCACCGCCAAACATTTGACTGCCTACGCCGTACATACTTGCTATTGGTTGTGCAAGTGCGCTTGTTCCAATGTTTAATGCTGTTTCGCCTATGCCAATTGGGTTATATGGCGAAATTTGCGGCTGCATAGGTAGCGGAGGCGTAGGGATAAACTCACCCGTTGGGCTTGCCATTGGCACAGACCGCTGTAAAGCCATTGCTAATCGTTCTGCGTCCGTCATAGCTCACCTATCAAAACGGTTTGTTGTATTGCAAAGTAGCGTTGTAACTAGAACCTTGCAATGGTTTATTAACAGTTCCTGTTAATGTTCCTCCAGCTACTGGATAGGAATAACCAAGACCAACTCCGTTTATGCCTGTGCGACTAAAGCCCGGTGCGTTTACATTTGCGCCCATTACGTTAGCTTGCAGACTTCCTTGACCCATTGGGATGTTTGCACCAATCATTAGCGGAGTTGCGTTAATGCCGCTTTGAAAGTTTTGTTGTGGGGTTAAAAACCCCTCTGGTACACCTCTTGGTACTGGCATATCGGGCATCTGACCCCCTGCGACACGCAAATAATTGCTGATGCTGTCGTTGTTACCTTGTTGACTTAACAATTGAGCTAGTTTTTTAGGATCAAAGTTTTCATCCATAAATCACCTGTTAGCGTCTACGCATCATTTGTGCGTCTTGGTTACTCATTGCGCCCATACCCTGTCCTGCGCCTTGTTGACTAAGGCTGTTGATTGCGCCTTGCAACATTCCTCGACGGTTCATTTGTGGGTTAGTTGGCATATTGCCTGAGTAGCTAGGCTGCGTCATTGGCATCGCATAGTTACCTTGTGGACTGACTACAGGCATATCGCTCTGCATTGGTGTTCCCGCTGCTTGCGGTGTTTGCAGCATATTGTCGTAACTGGGTTGCCTTTGCGCTTCACCCATTGCTGCGCCTTGCATACCGCTTGCCATGCCGCTTTGCATTCTGTCCATATCAGACATTGCGCCTGCACCTTGCATACCTTGCATAGATTTCAAAAACTTCATAGCTTGCTGCTGTTGGAGCATTTGAGCTAGTTTTTCGGGGTTATCCATGTCAATTCCTATTTATGCCTAGCAAAAGAACCGTGGGCTTTGTTTCTAAACGCAACTAAATTTTCTGTTGCATCTTCAATTTTATCAAATTGTCCTATAAAAAAGCTAATGCCGTTGCTCATGCATCGAGCTGTGTATTTTTTTGCTTTTTTACTGTAACTGATGCCTTTTACGCCTGTTGTGTTAGTGCTGCGCTTTTTTTGATTCCATGAATTTTCAACCATTTGCGCTTCACGCAAGTTTTCAATCTGATTGTTTTGTGGGTTTCCGTCTATATGATCTACAAATTTGGGCAAATACCCGTAATGCATTAAATAAATTAATCTATGCGCTTTATACGTCTTTCTTTTGAATCCAACGCAAACATATCCAAGCTTATCAACCCAACCAGACCGTTCTCGTAAAATTCCAGTACCTTTGTTTTTCCAATACAAAATACCATTTCTGTATTCAAAATGAATTTGCAATAACTCTTTTGACAGAATAAACTTATACTTATCCACATCAACTCCTTAACAGTTGGTTGGTTAGAACCCCATTAGCTTTGCACAGCTTTTGGGGTTTATTTAAATGTTTTTAGCTTGTACAGCGTTGAATTTATTAAATCGGCTATTTCGTCAACAATGTTGTTTAATTCTGTGTCTTTCGGCAATTCTGTCCGAATTTCTTTTACAAATGCTTTAAGAGATTTCATGTATTTGACTGGATCATTAGCCAAATGGAAGTCTTTGGGATAGCTTTTAATAACTTCGTAAGCACCCTGATAAGATTCTGCGTACTTATCTGTTAGCTCCACAATTTCATCATAATACTCACCAAGAGCAACATGACAAGCATAGCTGTCTGTCATTAAATGCTGAAAATGCGTATTAGTCGCTGAGTGCAGCAGGGTTGATACAAAAGTAGCTGGATAGTCCATTTACGCCTCGTTTTCAATGGTGGCTAGGATTATTGTACATTGACCACCTGTTTTAATCACGCCTCTAGTGATAGTGATTTGGTCAAGTTGTTCGTCATCATCAAACACACCTGCGTCTTGCAAAGAATCAAGCAATCCTTTAAGCCTTCCATCTAAATCAAATTTGCGTCGGTCTTTTGGGAAAATTGTAATCATTGCGTGAAGTCTACTACTCCCGAATTTAGGGATTTTGTTTTCTATTACATATTCTTGGATTGTTGTTTTGTATTCCCGACCAGGCTTACCCAACACCATCCGCCCCCTAAAGTTTCGATAATAAGTGTTATTGGACGGGGGAATTGGTAACTTCATTGTTACTAGCATTTAATTAAATCTCGCTCAAACAGTTCGCCTATAGTCTTTCTGTGTGCCAGTTCCCAAAGCTCCACTCGCATTACTCTGTTTAAGTCTTTACCTTGATCTATTTCTGTGTGGCATCTAAAACATAATGATGCAATGCGGTAATCGTGCGCTTTAAGACCTCTGCCTTTACCATCCCGAAGTTGGTTACTGTGCGCTGCAACTACTGTACCGTCCTCTGCGCCGCATAGTTGGCAAGGTATTTCTCTGCAAGCCTCAAGCAGCTTTTTGTTTCTATACATTAAGTTGTCATCCTTTCTATGTGCCTGTTGCTTGCCTGCTCTGTACGGTAAGCCTCAAAGCGCATTTTAGCCGCTTCAAGCCTCCATTTAAGGGTTTCTGCAAGCTCTACAGCTTCCCCAATGGCTTTGCATAGGTTTTGGTAATCAGCGTGTGCGTAGGCTTCTCGTTCTTGTGCGCCAATAGCGGTTTCATAACTTTGCTTCATCAAAATAGCTTTTAAGCTGCTTTTGTAGGTTTCCAACTCTGCAACCCGTCCCTTCGCTTTACCGTATTCGGGGGCGGTCTTATAGATAAAATCTATCGCATCGTGCGGGTCAAACGCCATTTCTTTCTTCTATGTTGTAAAACCAATCGTCACCAGCACTCCACTTGCGAGTACCGTCCACCGTCCAAAAGGTCTGCGCTGCTTGAAAATCAGGGAATTTAGTTTCACTTGGGATTAGGCTTTGGTCATACCACAAGCACCGATTATTAGGCTGACAAGCAAACTGTCCGTTCTCTAACCGGATAAAGTTAAATGACTTATGTTCTTCAGCTTGCTCTGTAAAACCTGTGTCTACTTCTAATCCATCAGCGCAAAAGTCTACGGTAAACAAGTAAGTGCCAAAGTGCCATTGCTTGTCTTTGCCTAAAAACTTCACTCCTAGATTACGCAGGCCAATCTTTTCGATAACCGTAAACTTGTACCCCATGCAGTCCCACAATTGCAGGGTGTCAATAGGTAGGTTTGAGGGACTATCGGTATGCCAAACATAAGCGTGTATAGGTAGCTTGTCGTACAAAGCACCGTAGGCTGGCAAAAGGCTTTCTATACGAAACACTTGACCACGCAATGCCTTAATGCTGACCCAAATAGCAGGTTCGTATTCGCCGTGTCCCTTTGTAAAGTTGTACAAAAACTCACGCCGCACAAAGCATTTAAGAGGCGGCAATGATGAAACTATGTAACTCATGTGTTTTTCTCAGCAATAATGACTTTTGCTAATCTATTCCAAGCGTCATCCCATTCAGCTACGTCATTTGCAGCACCCAGTTCTTGTGCCAAAGTTATTAACAAACGGTTTAAGTCAGTCAGACGCTTAATCTCATTGTTTAATGATTGCGTTTCGACTAAGGTAAATAGGTCTGGTTGGTTATCCATTGTTCTTCTCCTTTAGCTTGGCTTCGATAAATTTAACAAACTGCCTTACCGTTGGCGTATCTGGTAACTCTAAATTATCAATTTCTTCATCGGTTAAATTAACCCAAGGTCTTTTGTATTTTTGGATGTCGTCATCAATTGTTAGGCTGTTAGGTCTATGCGCCATGTCGGATGTGTCCCAAGGCTCTTGCTCAAGCATACACTTACCATTACACACCACCCGTCCTATACCCCCGCAATCTTTGCAAAGTTTTTTTTGCTTCTCTGCTTGCTCAATGGCTTGGCGTAGGGCGTCCATCGCACCGTCAATCTCAGCAGCTAAAGGGATATTCATTGGCGGTTTGCTCATTTCGTTGATTGCTTTTAACGCTTTTAACGCCATTTTTGCTGCTTTGCGTGAGTCAGTCATTCTGTTCTTTCTTCAACATTGCAATTGTCATAGCTTGATCCCCTGCAATAGCTTCCCAATCCTGCACAGTTGTTTCTAAAACGCTTTTAATAACCATTGCAGCGTGTTTTGCTAGCGGGTAAGGTGTTTCTTTGTCTATCTCAATTAATGCGTTGTAGGCTATTTTTAGCGCATCACGTTCTGTAACTGGTTTTGCTTTAGCTTTTTGTTGCTTTGCTTCTAATAAGTCCCAGGCTTCATCTTCAGTCATGGCTAGTTTCCTTAAAAGTTTTGCAATGTCCTCTTGTTCTTGGTGCGTAACCCATGCCCCAGCATCCAATATTTCAGCGTATTTAATAGCTGCCCTTTTATGGTTGTTTGTCATACTTTTTTGTTCCATCAGGGTAATGAAGTGTGTTGTAAATGCGACTTGGTGCATTTAAAACTGTCATGCTGCCTGTTCTTGTATGCGTTTTAGGTGTTTTGTATGCAGGTCTGTCAAATTTGTCTATTTTGTCTGTTTTTTTCATGCTAATTCCGCTACTTTTTGTGCAATCCTAGCCCTAAACTGACCCATATCCTCGCCTGGACGGGGTTGCATACTCAATTCCCTAGCTTTGTCCATCGTAAGCTGTTCAGTCGAATACCAAGGAAGTGCAGGTTTTGTTGGTGCTTTTGCTTTCATTTCCAACTCATCAAAGTAACGACCTTGATTGAGCCATGTAGACGGATGCGGAATAAAGTCAGTAACTGTTTCTTTCAACTTCCAATACGCAAGGTGGTTGTCTAACGTGTCTACAGCTAACTCTTGCTCATCCATAGGCAACTTAGCAAACGCTTGCATAGCAGTCTTTTTAGCTACCTTGCGAGGGTATTTTGACCAAAATTCATCAAAGCTCATTTTATTCCTTTTAATCACATAGTTTAGTTAGCTTAACTATAGTTTTTAATTTATGCAACTTTATTTTTACTTATTTTTATTTTGTTTTCTTTTGACATACCTTCCCCAAGGGTGGATAGCCTGTAGTTTCCTACTGCTTTCCTACCTGACCCATATCTTTAAGATACCAGTCCTACCTGAGTTAATGTTCAATCGTATACAGGTCTTGTCCCACCGATGTCCCTGTATCTTGTGCAGTACCCATTTAAGTCTGCGAGGCTTGCTGTCGGGTGTGTGACTAGCCTATGTTTCCTTCCACGCCACCCATATAGGTGCTTGTTATCGTATGGATTACGGAAGAAATGGCAACAAAAAAGCCGCTTAAATCTGTGACTTGGTAGCGATCCTTTTTTAAGGGATTCCCTTTCGGGCAAGACACAGACTTAAACGGCTTACATTGACGCTACATCAACGGTTTAATTATGTACTACTTTTAGATTTAAGTAAAGTGTGGGCTTCGATAAAGCACGATTTTCATTAGAAAATAAAACACTCAACCTAAAAGTGCGAGTGCCTGCCAAGAAACTCTGGTCTGCTAGGTTGCTTGCATAAAAATCAGGACGCTAACCCCTGACACCCACAACTCTACTCTATCAGACTTATTTCAGTTCCGTCCAAATGTCTTGCCACTTAGAGGGAAACATTTGCTTGCGAGACATTCTACCTTCGGTAGCACGCTCTAAGCTGGCTGCTAAAAAAATTAGTTTGTCTTGCGGAATACCGTTTGTGCGCCATTGCGACACAGCAGCCAAGGTCACACCACACAACTTAGCTACCTTTGTTGTGCCACCTAATGTTTGGATGATTTCGTTATCGTTCATTCAGTTATCTTAACATATTTAAGTTGACGTACAAATTTAGATAGCTTAATATACCAGAACTAGCACTTGCTAGGACAAATCAATATAGGTGATATATGGAAGCGATCAGCAAAGCATTAGTTAAAGCTCAAGCAGCAATGTCCCACGCAGCTAAAGACGCTAAAAACCCTCATTTTAAGTCTGCATACTCTAGCCTGGCATCCGTCATTGACGCTGTGCGACCTGCGTTGTCTAGCAACGGTTTAGCGTTTGTGCAAAAGCTGCATACCGCTGATGGTGGCGTAGCAGTCGAAACTGTCTTAATCCACGAATCAGGTCAAGAAATGTCTTTTGGTACGTTGTTTATTCCTGCGACAAAACAAGACGCACAGGGCTATGGTTCTGCAATTTCGTATGCAAAAAGATACAGTTTGCAAGCTGCACTTGGCATTGCGTCTGAGGATGACGATGGGCAAGCAGCGGTTAAGACCCGTCCTGCGCCTTTACAGCCGATTAAAGTCACAATTGACATGGAAGCTGCTGTAGATGAAATGTCTGCTCAAACGTCCATTGATGCGCTTAAAGAGTGTTTTGCAAAATGGTACAAATCCGCTGAAGGTGAGCAGAAAGAAACGCTTAAATTTATGTATGACGGTATCAAAGTTAAATTAATTGCAACAGGAGTTAACTAACATGGCAAACGACTTAAACCGTTGTGAATTTATCGGACGCTTAGGCAAAGACCCTGAGATTCGCTACGCTGCGTCTGGTGACGCAATTGCAAACTTCTCAATCGCTTGCGGTTGGAAGTCTAAGGACAAAGAATCTACCGAATGGGTACGCATCACAGCGTTTGGCAAACTTGCTGGCATTTGTGGTGACTATCTTAAAAAAGGGTCACAGGTTTACATTGCAGGACGCATGACTACCCGCAAATGGGTCAATAAAGACGGTGTTGACCAGTACACAACGGAGGTTGTTGCTGACCAATTGCAAATGTTAGGTGGCAAGACTGAGCAAAATGAGCAAAAAACTGAGCAAACTGAGCAAACATCTAAGCCTGATGCGTACCGTCAGATTAAAGAGGGTAACGTAGCAGACATGGATTCGGACATTCCTTTCTGATGAACAAAACTGAAGAAGCTATCCTTATCTCATGGCGGCTTCAGCAATGGTACGAGGGCATGGTTCTTGATAAGAGAGCCATGCAAGACGTACAGGAAGCCATTGAAATGCTTAAAACATTAGCTAAACAGGTAAATAAATGATTATCAAAACAGCAGATTCAGAGTCAGGTCATTGGTACGCACAGGACGGTTCACCAGCTTACCGAATCATTGGTAAAAACGGTGTTGAGCGCAATACACGCCTTACAGACGCAAGAGAACGGGGTTTAGTACCGTCTGTCACCACAATTAGCGGATTGCTTGCCAAGCCTGGTCTAAACACTTGGTTGCAGCAACAAGTTCTTTTAGCTGCGTTGACGTTACCCAGAGCAGAGGCGGAAACAGAGGAAAATTGGCTGCAACGTGTGATGTCTGACGCAAAGTCTACGGGATACGAAGCTGCAAACAGAGGTACACGCTTACATGGTGTGCTTGAAAGTTTCTATCAAGGCAAGCTAATTGAGTTTCCAAACTTTGTTTACAGGGTTAATTCCGCCCTTGAGGGTCACTTTGGGCCTGCCAATTGGGAAGCAGAGCGCAGCTTTTGCTATGGCGGTTACGGCGGCAAGGTTGACCTTATTGCTGAAAACATCGTTGTAGACTTTAAGAGCAAAGAGGGTGACTTGAGCAAGATTACCCCTTACCACGAACAAATTATGCAGCTTGCAGCCTATAGGATGGGCCTAGGCAAGCCAACAGCACGATGCGCCAATATCTACTTTACGGAAGCTGGTGACGTTCGATTGATTGAGCATTCTGAGCAAGATTTATCTGACGCTTGGGAGTGTTTTCAATATCTTCTAGCTTTCTACAAGAAGAAGAACAACATATAATCAAAAGGCGGGGAACGCTGGCGTCCCTCCCTCCTTAGTCTGGCTAGTACCCGCACCCCAATTAGCAAAAAAGCAACAATTTTAAAAATAACGCTTGATTTGATTGTTTAGCTGACTTAATATCTAGTCATGGCAACAACGCCATTAAACAAATACAGGTGCATAACATGATACATATTTCCCCAGAGTCAGGACGCAACGACCACATCCACGGTGACGAACAATACCGTGAGCATTTAGGTGCAGAAGCTGTTGACATCTACGATGTGATTTTTGCAATAGAAAAAGGTGGCAGCACAACTGACGGCACTAGCCATCACGAATGGATACATCACATCTGCGAGGGGGATGAAATCACTACCATTATGCAGCACATTATCAAAAATCGTCATAAGCCTGAGTTTGGCGAGATTATGAACGAAATTGAAGCAGCAATTGAAGGGTGGTTGCCATGAAAAAAATTAGCCCATTTGTAAGCGAAAACAACAACCTTAACCGTGACAACTACGGTTATTTTGCTAACCAATCTCACCCTAACTGGACGCTGCGCTCACCTAGAGTTAGTGAGCATGGTGCTTACGAACCCAATAGCGACAAAATACCTGTGTCAGCTTGGTTTGGTTCTGCGCTTGTTGTTGGATGTATCTTTCTTGCTATGTTTCTGTGAGGCTATGATGACCAAAATAGACGCTGTTTACCTGCATCTTAAAAAACATGGACACATCACAAGTTGGGAGGCTATAAAGCTATATAAAGCTACCCGCTTGGCAGACATTATCTATAAGCTGAAAGCGCAGGGTTTTAAGATTGTTACTTTGATGGTTGAGGGTGAAAAC